AAGTAGTGGCTCAGCGGGTAGCAGTGGAAGCAGCGGAAGCAGAGGTAGTAGCGGAAGCAGTGGTAGCAGCGGACAAAACGGAAGTAGCGGAAGCAGTGGCAGCAGCGGAACTTTAACACTAACTGGTACAACTGATAATGGAGTTATAACATTAAATGGAAGTGCCCCAAACGCTACAGTTGAATCTAATTTGACATTCAATGGAAACACATTAAGTGTGACTGGTACATCAAACGGAGATGCAATAAATGTTGTTACTGGAGATGTTAAAATAACAGCAGGTTCTCTCGCGGTTGGAGGAAATATAAGTCCAAGTGATACCGATGGTAGAATAGATGCAAGTAATGACATTGTTGCCTTTTCAACATCAGATGAAAGATTGAAAAATATAATAAGTCCGATTGAAGGAGCAATGGATAAGTTAAATACTTTATCAGGTGTCCGATTTAATTGGAAACCGGAATATAAGACCGTACACGGATACGATGGTGTAGATGTTGGTATAATTGCTCAAGAAGTACAATCCGTATTGCCGGAAGCAATAAGACAAAATGAAACCGGATACCTTGCAGTACGTTACGAAAAAATTATACCTCTATTGATTGAGGCGATTAAAGAGCAGCAGGGACAAATTAATGAATTAAAGAAAAAATTAAGAAACTATGGCTTTACCATCTAGTGGGCAAATGGGCTTTAATGATGTCCGAATTGAAATGTCTCAAAGTGTTATGCCTGATTATTCTATGTATGGATGGGTTAGGGGAATTAGTGACAATATTTCAAATATATCGTACAGTCCAATAAACATACTATCTAGTGGAAGCAGATGGGAAGATATAAATGGTTCAAATCCAAAAAGAATAGATTATACTAATTATTCAATGTCAGCATGGTATAGTTATGATGGTACACTTTATATAGAAACGGATATTACCGGTACATTGTATAATCACATAGTGCCAGATACAATTCGTTCTAAAACAATGCTTCCAATAAATGCTGGGTTGTCCGATAAGAGAATTGATATAAACATATCTGGCTCTATAATTGATGATTTATATTCCGATTGGGGTATAGATGTTTGGTATGGAAAACCTTGGAATAATAATGGTTCATATATTGCAGGGGGAGTAGGTGGAGATATATATAATAATACAATCCGACAGCATGTCACCTATTCATATTTTGGACCGGATTATACTAACAGTATAGATTTTAGTTATAGTTATGATTATACATATGATTCAAATAAGGGTCAATATTTATATGTAGTTTTAACAGGAGGATATGGTGCTTATTAAAATACTATGGGAGCAACGCACTCATTAAAAGTTTGGACAAAAACTCAATACAGAGTACGGATTTATGGTGCAAAAACATCTGGACCCGGTGTATCATTAACATATGGTGTAAATGATTCCAATACTCCGAATACGGCAGGTGGTAGTCTAACTGAAGGTGGAGGACTATTAGCGACTATATATGTTGACTATAATGATATAGTATATATAAACAACGATGGATTTTATGCACAATGCTCTCAAGAAGCAACGAATAGTTATTGCGAATCTTATGGGTGTTCAGCTCCCGACTCATATGTAATTACAGCTAATACTGATATTTCCACAAAAGTGGAAGCCGGAACATCTTGTTGATAATTTATTTTTTCGTTTTGAATTAAAAAATCATATTTATACAAAGAAATCAAAAACAATTAAATTAAACATAAAATGGCAGAAAAACTTGTATCACCTGGCGTTTTTACTAGAGAAAACGACCTTTCGTTTTTACAACAAGGTGTAGCCGAAATAGGTGCGGCATTTATTGGACCATTCAAAGAAGGTCCTCTTGTTCCAACCATCGTAAACTCTCAAGCAGAATTTGAAGAGTATTATGGTGTTGTTGATGATACATATTATACCGGTCTTGCGGTTCAAAATTATTTAAGAGAAGCAGGAACTGCAACAATTTGTCGTGTGGCAGGTGTTGGTGGATATACCGCACAAAATCCAATCCTTATCAAAGCAGTATCGGGTTCAGTATCGGCATCACTTGCGGTGTTGTTTTCAACTTCAAACGCAACCGGTGGTCTTTCAGATACTACTATAACTGATGATATTAGTGGTTCTTTCATTATTAGTGGTAGTGCATTAGGATTTAATGGCACAGGTTCACTTGTTTATGAAAATTCTAATAATATAGAGGCTATATTCGGAACTTCCGCACTCGGTAGCAAGGGTGGATATGTTGTTTCGTTTGTTAAGAGTGCAGCATTTAGTGTTAACGATTCTACAATATCGAAAGTACAATTAGGTGATCAATCATTCACATTCGATGCGCAAGAAGCACTTACTCCTTGGATTCAATCACAAGATATAAGTGGACAAAGATATGACCTTTTCCGTTTTGAAACAATCGGAGCAGGAAATGCAGCAAATACAAAAGTAAAAATAGGTATTTCAAATGTAAAGCCGGCAGGTTCGGTGGCAGGTTCGGATTATGGCACATTTACAGTTTTGGTTAGAAGATTCGATGATACTGATAATAAAAAAGTAGTATTAGAAACTTACGCAAATATAACACTTGACCCTAACTCACCAAACTACATCGCAAGAGTAATTGGTGATAGAAAAATCACAATTGATAATCTTGGAAAAGTAACCGAAGCAGGTGATTGGGTTAATAATTCAAAATATGTAAGAGTAAGTGTTAAATCTGCAGATCTTATTCCAATTCAAGCAGTACCTTACGCACACGCGGCATATAAATCATACATTAGTGGTTCAACTGCCGATGTAGTATTGATTCCGGCAGTTACCCTAACGACTGGTTCTGTAGCCGATTCCAAATTCTTTAGTGGTATTGATTTGGATACCAATTTAGTAAAAGAAGCCAATAAAGCATATTTAAGACCAATTCCAACCGGAGCTACGACGGGTTCAAATTCAGTATTCTCGTTGGATACAACTTGTGGACTCCCACTAACCGGATCTTCAGGAGTTGATTTGGCAAAAAGACAATTCCTTGTAGCGTTCCAAGAAGGATTTGATGGAATGGCTCCATATACTCCAATCTATAAGGGTTCGGATATGACAGCCGGAAACTCACAAGGATTTGATCTCACTACTTCAACTTCAAGTGGCTCGGTGGCGTATGGTAAAGTTGTAGCAGCCCTTTCAAGCGACCTTTTCGATATCAATATGGTAGTTACTCCGGGTGTTGTAAGAAGACTTCACACCAACGTTGTAACCGATGTACTTGATATGGTTGAACAAAGAAGTGATTGCTTCTACATATATGATGGTGTAGGTCCAACCGATACCGTTCAACAAGCAATCAATGATGCATCTGCAGTTGATACTAACTACGCAGCATCTTACTATCCTTGGATTAAGACCGTAGATGTAAATACAAATAAATTAATAACCATCCCACCATCTGTACTTCTACCAGGTGTATTCGCAGCAAACGATAGAGTTGCCGCTGAATGGTTCGCACCCGCTGGTTTGAACAGAGGAGGGCTTGTAGGAGCAGTTGCGGTTCTTAATAGACTTACTCAATCTGAAAAAGATACTCTATACGAAGGTAAGGTAAACCCAATCGTTCAGTTCCCTGGACAAGGTATCGTAGTATTCGGACAGAAAACACTACAAGATAAACCATCCGCACTTGATAGGATTAACGTTAGAAGATTGTTGTTGACTGTTAGAAAGTATATCGCTTCGACTTCAAGATATTTGGTGTTCGAACAAAATACTTCTACAACAAGAAACCGCTTTATCAATATAGTTACTCCATACCTTGATGGTATCCAACAAAGACAAGGACTTTACGCGTTCAGAGTTGTAATGGATGAGAGTAATAACACACCGGATGTAATTGATAGAAATATACTTAAAGGGTCTATCTATCTACAACCAACTAAAACGGCTGAATTTATTCAAATCGACTTCAACATTCTACCGACTGGTGCAAGTTTTAGTGGATAATTTTGAAAACTGAATATTTATAATAAAGTAAAAAACTTAATAAGATGCCAGAAATATTAGAATACGACAAGATGTTTTTCAGAAATTTTGAACCTAAACTTACAAACAGGTTCATTATGGAAATAAATGGAATTGATTCCTATCTTGTTAAAACCGCAGCTCGCCCAACGCTAACATCCGAAGTTGTTGAACTCGATCACATTAACGTAAAAAGAAAGATAAAGGGAAAATCAACATGGGATGATGTGAACATCACACTTTACGACCCCATCGTTCCAAGTGGAGCACAGCAGGTGATGGACTGGATTCGTCAATCGCATGAATCTCTAACCGGTCGTGATGGATATGCTGCATTCTATAAAAAGGATGTAAACTTCTACGCACTTGGACCAGTTGGTGATAAGATTGAACAATGGACTTTGAAAGGAGCATTTATATCATCAGCGAACTTTGGTGATATGGATTGGGCAGGTAACGACCCGGTTTCAATTGAATTGACGCTTTCCTATGATTACGCCGTGTTGGAGTATTGACATTAACTTATGATTATGTAGTATTAGAAAATCATAATCAAAACTTTACGTTTGAAAAATCTCTTTATATTTATTATAAAGAGATTTTTTATGCTTATATGTAAACACTGCCAAAAAGAATTGGATTCATTAGATTCACTTCGTATTCATTGTGCCAAAATTCATAAACTATCATCACAAGAAGTTTATGACCTTTATTTTTTAAATGGAGAACGTCCAAAATGTAAATGTGGGTGTGGTAAAGATGTACCATTTAGAACTCTTCAAACAGGTTATAAAGAATGGATTAGAGGACATATATCACGGGTAAAAAACAACTGGGGACACAATAAAAAAGCAATAGATAATTCAGCAGAAACACGTCGTGAGCAATTTAAAACTGGAGAAAGGAAAGTTTGGAATGATGGATTAACAAAAGAATCGGATGAAAGAGTAAAAGCTAATGGTATTCATAGAAGTATGGCATTTGATGAAAATTCAAAGATTGAATACTCAAATAGAATGAGAGAACATAGATTAAATGGTATTATACCAACACGATGGGGTAAAGAATCCGCAAACTGGAAAGGTGGTACATCATCTATAAATAATTTAGTAAGGGTCAATAAACGATTATATACCGATTGGATATATCCCATATTGTGTAGAGATGGATTTAAATGCATCAAATGTGGAAGTTCAAGTAAATTAGAAGTGCATCATAATAAAGAAACGATGTCCGAAATTTTAAAACATTATGTTGAAAAAGATTGTGAATACATATTTGATGAAAAAATAGAAATAATGAATAAGGTAATTGATTATCATATCAGTAATGAAGTTGAAGGTGAAACTCTTTGTAGAAAATGTCACACAGAATTACATCCATCTTATAACACTTTATAAAAAAATTTATATTTATACATGGATTTTAAAAATAAAATTTAAGATTTCACCTTTAATCTATAACCCTTAAAATTAACCCTAGCCCCGTAAGGCTGGGGTTTTTTTGTTATCTGAAAATCAAAATCTTATATATTTATATACAAATAGTTAACTAAAATAAAGTTATTATATGCAAGAACAAAATGTAGAGCAACAAGTTTCAAGAGGTCTTAATAAACCACAAGTGCAGCAAATTCAAAAAAGAGATTTTCCTTTTCCAACTGAAGTGATTTCATTGCCTTCAAAGGGGTTGTGCTATCCCGAAACTAATCCACTTTCTAGTGGTGAAATTACTATTAAATTAATGACAGCGAAAGAGGAAGATATTCTAACATCAACTAATTTGATAAAGAAAGGCATTCAACTTGATAAATTATTAGAATCGATTGTAGTTGAGCCGGGAGTAAACATTAATGATTTAGTAATAGGTGATAAAAACGCCATTCTTGTTACATCAAGAATATTAGCGTTTGGACCCGAGTATAGTGTTACAGTTACTGATCCATATGAAAAAGAGCCGGTAGAAGTATCAGTAGACCTTACAAAAATTAAAATAAAAGAAATTAATTTTGAACTTCTTAATAGGTCAAACGAATATGATTTTGTTCTTCCACAATCGGGCATACCTATCAAATGTAAAATATTGACGCATGGTGATGAAATCTCCATCAACAAAGATATAGAAGCAAGCGAAAAATTAACAAAACAATCAAACGAAATTACAACAAGGTATAGACACTTAATCACCGAAGTTAATGGAAATCGTGATATTGGATATATCAGTAATTTTGTTATGAATCAATTAAGGGCGGCCGATAGTAGAGCTATAAGAAAATACGTAGCCGAAATAACTCCCGATTTAGATCTTACATTTGATTACGTATCCCCATTCACCGGTGAAACGGAGGCACTAAAGATACCGTTTGGTATTGACTTTTTTTATCCTACCGATTGATTATAGTGTAATTCTACATCAAAAAATATTTCAAATGACGTATAATGCCAATGGTGGATTCACCTGGCATGATTTATATTATATGCCCACAAAATTGCGAGAGTTTTATTGGAGGGAATTACTTAAAGCAAAAGAGGAAGAAAAGAAGCAATACGAAAGTATTTCTAAATCGGGCTCATCTTCCAAAATAAGAAGGAGGTGATATTTATA